GTCGTAGCCGATGCCGACGAGCGCCTCCTTGACTGCGACGATTGTGTCGTACGCCCACTGGATCTTCCCCATGATCCAGTCGAGCGCGACCTTGAACCCCGCGACGACGCTGTCCCACAGGCCCGAGAAGAACTCCTTGATCGGCTCCCAATACTCGTAAATCAACAGCGCGCCCATGGCGATCGCTGTGATGAGACCGAGCGGGCTCGCCGCAGCCGCCGCCGTGATCGCGCGGAATCCCCCCACGATGGCCCCGCGCGCCAGGATGAATGCCGTCTTGACGATGCCGAGCGCGTACGTCAGGCCGCCCCAGACCGTGATAAGCGCGGACACGCCCTTGATCACCGGCGCTGCGACGAGGCCGAAGGCCGCGAGCCCGCCGACGACCATGCCGATCCCGCGGACCAGCTCGGGGTGCTCGCGCGACCAGGCGGAGACCGCGTTGACGATGCGGTTCACCTCCTTGATCAGCTCGGTCACTTTCGGGATGAGCTGCTCGCCGATCGTCAGCTGCAGCTCCTCCATCGCCGAGTCGAGGTTTTTCGCCGCGCCGGCCGCGTTTTTGCCCATCTCCTCGGCGACATTTTTGGCGGAGTCGCGGGCGTTGTCGTTGACATCGACCATCTTGCGGAGCTCGCCTGTGCCGGCCTGTTTCATCAGGATGGCGAGCGTCTCCTTGTCGCTGCCCATGCCGACGACCGCCTGCAGCCAGCGGTCGCGCCGGACGCCACCCTTGCCCTTGCCGAACTTCTTGTCGGCCGCCTTGTCGAGCTCCTCGAGGATCTCGAGCACCGGCTTGAGGTTGCCATCCTTGTTCTTGACGTCGATGCCGAGAGCCGCGAGCGCCGACTTCTGCTTCTTCATCCCGCTCTGCAGGTTGCCGAGCACCGACGCAAGTCCGGTGCCAGCCTGCGAGCCCGTCTTGCCGGCGTTGCCGAGAGCCCCGAGGAAGGCCGCGGTCGTCTGCAGGTTCAGGCCAGCCGCCTTCGCGCTGACGCCCGAATATTTGAGCGCCTCCCCCAGGTCGGTGAGGCCCGTCGCGCTCGAGTTGGCCGTCTTGACCAAGATGTCGCCGATGTCACCCATGTCGCCAGCGGCGAGCCCGAACTGATTCATCGCCGCGGTGGTGATGTCGGCCGTCGTCTCGATCGACTCCTTCGACGCAGCTGCGGCCGCGAGGATGCCTGGCATCGCCTCAACGATCGCCTTGGCCTTCTCGAGGTCCGAGCCGCTGAAGTTCTTCGCGAGGATGTCCATGCCCTCGGCGACCTGCGAGGCGGAGAACTGCGTCGTCGCGCCGAGGTCGCGGGCGGTCTTCGAGATGTTGACCATCGCCGCGTCCATCGCCGCGACCTGGTCGGGGGCCATCGCCTGGGTGAGGTCGAACGTCGCCGCCTTGACGGAGCTGATCTGCTCCTGGAAGTCCATGTACTTCTTGATCGGCTTCTCGACGAGGCCGGCAGCCTGCCGCGAGAAGTCGGCGACCGCGTCGGCGCCCTGCTTCATGTTCGCGGTGAGCTTGAACGCCGCGCTCGCGCGCTTCCCCGCCCGCTCGAGGACCGCGAAGTTGTCCGTCAGCCGGCGCAGCGGCGCCGTGGCCCGGTCGACGAGCTGGACGATCAGCGAGGTGATGAGCGTCGGCGAGGCCACGGGTCAGGTTCCCTTCTTGAGGATCGGCTCGATGGTCGCCCACCAGAACCGCAGAGCCGGCGCGTCGAGGTCGTCGAGCGCCGCCGGCTGCCAGCCGCAGTGGACGGCCAGCAGCCCTAGGAGCGCGCGCCAGTCGGCGGGCGCTTCTTGGAGAAAAAAGCGAGCACCGCCGAGCAGACGCCCATGTCGTCCTGGTCCATCTCGTCGAGCTCCTTCGGCGCGCGCCCGCTGACCGCGGCGAGCAGTGCCTGCGCCTTCGCGATGTCGCCCTCCTTGGAGTCCATCGCGCGCAGGTGCTTGAACTTCGGCCGGCGCAGCACCAGCTCGCTGATCACCTCGCTGCCGCTCCGTAGCGGGAAGAGCAGCGTCACCGTGAACGAGCCGTCGCCGTTGTCGGCGACCTGGTCGTGGTCTCCGGCGGCGATCGCCTCGATCAGCGTCCGCTCCTCCTCCTTGTCGCCGGCGTCGCGCCGGAGGTCGGCGATCCGCTCGAGCACCTGCGCCTCGGTCGCGCTGGCGTCGAGGCCGAGGGCCTTCAGGACCTTCATCTCGTCGAACATGGTCGTAGCTCCCTCGCGGTACGGCATCGGCTAGATCTCCTCGTACGGCGGGCCGGCCATCTCGATGGACAGTCCGCCATCACCGTCCGAAAGCTCCAGGGCGTTCGTGGTGTAGGCGCCCGCGCACTGGTAGGTGATTCCGCTGTCGCACTCCGCGACGAGCGTCACGTCCGTGGCGTTGCGGAAGTCGTCGATGACGACCCCCATCCCGTGCGCCACCTTGAACTTGGTGAGGCTCGGGACAGGCTCCTCGGTATAGTGCTGCCCCGCCACGCCGTTGACGGTGAGCGGCTTGCGGGTCTTGCCGCCCATGGTGAGCGACACCCCCGGCATGGCCTCGACCGTCTTGCCGTTGATCTTGATGATGATGGTGTAGGTCTTCTTCGCCATGCTGGGGCTCTCCGTCGATCAGAGCTTGAAGCCGATCTGGGCCGCGGTGACGCGGAGCTGATTGATCAGGTCCGGCGGCAGGAAGATGTTGAGCTGGGTCGGGGTGTTCGCGTCGCGCTCGACGATCAGCTGCTCGGCGAACTGCTCGCGGCCCTCGACCAGGCCGTCGCGCTCCCACTCGGCGAACAGCGCGAGGACCTCGCCGCGCGCGGTCTTCGGCGTGACGACGACCTGCCCGGGCCCGAACGCGGTGCCGTCGTTCGCCAGCTTCGCGTCCGGGTACTTCAGCAGGAACCGCGTCGACAGGCTGTACCGCAGGTACGCGAGCGTCCGCATCGTCTCGATGTCGTGGAAGCTCGGGTCCGCGACGCCGTTCTTCGTCTGGTAGGTCGTGCACATCCGCTCGATGATGCAGTCGCCCACCTCGATCTTGTAGGTCGCCATCCCGTCGAGCAGCAGCAGGTTGCGCTCGGTCGTCGAGAACCGGTCGGCGACGAGCGGCGCCAGCATGCCGGGCAGCTTCTTGTTCTGCCGCGGGCGCGCCGGGTCGTTCTGCGCCACCTCGACGGCCGCGAGGATCGCAGCGCACATCCACGGCGGGGTCGGGCTAAGGCCCGTGGCGAGGACCGTCGAGAACGCGCTGTTTCGGGCGTCGCCGTAGGTCTGCGAGCCAGCGTAGTCGTCGCGGTACGCCGCGATCGCCTGGCCAGGCGTCGCGACCATCGGGCCCCAGCGGTCCTCGAGCTCGGCCTCGAGGGCGTCCATGTTCGCATCGTCGGTCCAGCCGGTGACGATCGTGTAGTACGCCTCACCGCCGAGCGCCGCGATCGCGTCCGCGATGTCGGGGTTGGTCGCTCCGCTGGCGAAGTCGGTGATCGCCACGGTCACGCCGGACGGCAGCTTCTGCCCCGAGTAGTACGTTTTGAAGATGGAGAGGTCGTTGCCGTACTCGCCCTTGTGGTGCGCGGTGTCGGTGACGACGTTGTTCAGCACCGTCGCGACGAACGGCAGGTCGACGTCCTCGTCGAACGCGGCCTTGATGGCGGCGGCGATCGTGTTCTGGCCGTCGCCGTTGGCGACCGCGACGTTGATCTTGCGGCCGCCCGCGATCAGCGGGATGGTGCCGTCCTCGGTGGCCGTGCCGGTCACCGTGATCGTGTTCGTGGCCTTGACCCCGGCCGCGTCCTCGTTGAGGGCGATCGCGTAGAGCTCGGCGTTCGGGTTGACCGCGACGAAGGCCTCGATCATCTGCGCGAGCTGCGAGCCGTGGCCGAAGTAAAGGGCGCCCTGCGACGCCGCGGTGATCGGCGTGACGACCTCGGCGGCGACGGTGCCGGTGGAGCGGCGCAGGCCCACGAGCAGCACCGGCTTGCGCATCGCCGGCGTGCCCTGGACCGCGCCCGAGTTGTCGACCTCGACGTAGACGCCGGGGACCTGCCAGTTGACGGGGATCTGATTGAACTGGATCGCCATGGTGTGATCTGCCTTTCAGGTCAGGTCTGCGGCTCGAGCTTCGCCTCGACGTCGCCGAGCTTGATCCGCTTGTGCCAGAAGATGTCGAGGTCGCCGCTCACGACGATGCCTTCGGGCGGGATCTGCTTGCCGGTCTTCGGGTCGCGGAGCTTGAGGCCCTCGCGGGGGATGATGCGGGTGCGGGTGGGCGTGGTCATGTCAGGTCGATCTCGTCGACGGCGTCGACGGCCGGGGTTGTTCCGTCCTGCAGCTCGTAGGTGGCGACGATCTTGTCGAGGTCGTCGAGCTCGTCGGGTGGCGGGTCCTGCGACAGCGAGATCATCTGCTCCCAGGACACGGCCCAGATGGCCGCGCCCTTCTCGTCGCTGGTCGTCGTGTAGCGGTTGCGCGAGTCGATGTTGATCGGGTCGCCGTCGACCTCGGCGTTTCCCCAGTCGGAGCCGAACGCGATCGAGTACAGCAGCCGGCCGGCGATGCGAGCGGCGACGTGCGCGCGGTCGTTCTTCGTCGGCGGCGCCTCGGCGTTCGCCTTGACGACCGCGACCGCGACGAACAGCGCGCGCGTCTTGACCTTGTCCTGGTAGCGCGCGGCGTCCTCGCTGCCGGCGCAGAAGACGAACACGGCCGGCAGCTGCCGCGAGCGCCGGAGGACCTCGGCGATGTCGACGTTGCCGCCGATCACCTCGCACGTCTTCAGCGCCTGGACCGCGGAGGCGATGCCCGTGGCGATCGAGTCGAGGATGCCGTCGAGGCTCACGCCGCGATCTCCCTCTCCAGGAACTTGACGACGAGGTCGCCGAGGTCGCGGAGGTTCTCGTCGGAGAGGCCGAGGTACGCGCGTCGCGGGATGCCACGCGCGCCGCCGTCGCCCTCCTGATGACGCCTGGCGTAGACGAGGTTGCTGCCGACCTCGACGGCGTCGGGCCTGGTCTCGTAGGTGATCGAGTCGAGCAGGTGGCCCTCGAGGTAGAGGATGCCGCCCTTGCTCGAGCGCCGCACCGCGTACTCGGCCGACCAGTCGGGCCAGGCCGAACCGTCCGGCGCCCGCTTCTCGTCGGCGATGCGGCGGCGGACCTGGCTCTCGATCTCCGAGCCGACGACGTCGAGCAGCCGCTGGCGCTGCTTGCCGTCCAGGCTGAGCAGCATTCCGGCCATGCGGTTGCGGTGCCCCGCGTGGCGTCGTCCGAGCCTGTCCCGCCCGACGATGTCGAAGAGCAGGTCCGTCACAAGATCCCCCGGGCCTTCGAGTAGGTGAACTCGCGCGGCGTCGCCGTCATGCGGATGCCGCCCGCGGTCTTCGTGTCCGGCTCGGGCTGCCCGCCGAGGACCGCTTTGCCGGCCGCGACCTGGTCGAGCCAGCGGACCGCGTCCTCATAGCGCCGGCGCTTCTCGTCGGTCAGCGAGCCGGCCTCGTAGGACATCCGGTAGAGCGCGATGTCGCCGGCGTACGCGACGACGACGTCGGGCACCGGGTTCAGCGGCAGCTTGTATTTGACCGCGACCCGGCTGTCGATGATGCCATCCGCGTGCTCCAAGGCGCGCTCGACCACGTCGGTGTCCGCGACGCCGTCTGCGTCGCGGTCCGCCGAGCGAGTGACCTCGTCGGCGCCGAACTGGTCGATGAGCGTCTGGAGCGTCGCGTAGGACATGGCCGTTCAGGCAGGTGCGTTCATCAGGCCGCGAAGAACGGCGTCACGTGCAGCTTGAGCGAGTTGAGCATGATGTTGCTCTCGCCGTTGGCCTTGGCAACCTGCTGCAGCAGCTTGCGGGCCTTCAGCTCGTTGTCCGGACCGACGACCAGCAGCGACGGGCGGATGTTCAGCTTCTTGCCCTTGCCGTCCTTCAGCTTGCGCATCGTCGCGATGACCGACGCGAGGTTCTCCTCGGTGAGGTCGGCCTTGGACATGTGCGCGAGCTGGGGGAACGCGTAGCCGGCGACGTAGCGGCCGTCCATACCCCAGACCGCCTGGTCCTCCCAGAACATGTTGTCGTCGTCGACCTTGTTCTTGTTGACCAGGACCGGCTCGCGCCGCTGCTGGAAGATGATCGGCTTGAGCGGCCGGGTATCGTCGATGACCACCCAGCGCTCGCCGCCGCCGGCGGTGAGGTTCGAGTACGTCGCCGCGGCCTCCTTGCTAGCCTTGTGCGACGTGCTGAAGAACGACTGGCCGTCGTACGCGAGCGCGTCGCCGTCGTCGCCGTTGTAGAGCGCCTGGAAGCACAGCTCGGTCTTGTGATTGCGCGCCTCGAAGCCCATCTCCTCGGCCATCGGCATGTAGAGGCCGTACTGATCGTCCTCGAGGTCGTCGCGCGACACGCCGATCGTCAGCTCCCACTTCTTGTTGGTGAGTTGGTACGCTGGGAAGTCGCTGAGCCCCTGCACCTCACGGTCGCCGACCCACTCGCGCATCTTGGGGAAGCTGCCGAGCCAGGCGTAGGTGTTGATCTTTGTCGTCGACGGGATCGTCGTGGCGATCAGGTTGTAGTCGTCGGTCGCCTTGGCGAGGCCGTTGGCGAACGCCTTGCTGAACATCGTGTCGAAGATCTTCAGCGTCTCGAGGTTCGGAGGTGCCATGGTGGATCAGTGCTCCTGGAGAGGTAGCGCGGGGGCAGGTTGGATCAGGTCTCGATGTAGAACGTCACGTCGGCGCCGACGCTGGTCGAGTCGTTCGTGCCGCCCACGGTGACGCTGATGACGTCGCCGATCGCCACGGTGTTGGCGGCGGTCGGCGTGGCGCTGTCGACGTCGCCGGCCGCCGAGCCGGCCTGCGTGATGGTGACGGCGCCGTTGGTGACGGTGCCGGCGTTGATCTTCGTGGTGAGCGTCGCGTTGCCCGTGGCGAGGGCGGCGTCGATCACGCTGTAGACCTTCTTGAGCGTGCCGGCCACGGGGCTGACGACGCGATAGACCTTCGCATCCGCGCCGACGAGGTTGCTGGCGCGGACCTGCAGCGCGACCTTGTTCGCGCCGATGTTCGCGCGCGCGGTCGCGGCGTCGGCGACGTCGCTGAGGTTGTTGCTGGCGACGACGCCGTCGATGCTCGAGGGCATCCCGACGTCGACGAGCACCAGGCCGTCCTGGTCGATCATGCGGACGGCGCCGGCGGGGCTGCGCGTGTTGCCGGCCGAGGTCTTCGCCACGGTCTGGTCGTCGACGATGTAGACGGTGTGACCGATCTCGGCCGCGGTGATCTCGTCGCCGCCGGCCGAGTTGTAGAAGCCGAAGATGCCGCGGCGGACATCGACGGTGACGTCGCCGGCCGACCCGCTCGAGTTGTCGACGTACTCGTCGGCGACGCCGAACGCCCGCTTGCCGGTGGCGGTCGTGCCCGGCTCGGCGTTGCCGCTCGTGTCGAGGACGATCAGCGCGCCGCGGAAGATCTTCTTGCTGGCGGCGACGGGGAGGGTGAAGAGCTGCCCCTTGATGCTCGGGGGCGTGCGGTCGAATGTGAGGGCGGTCATGGTCTCGTCCTGGTGGGGTGGTCGGTCGGGCGTCGATCAGTTGCCGCGCAGCTGCTCGAGCTCCTTCTGGCGCGCCGCCTTCGCGGCCGCAAAGTCCTCGGGGGTCATGCCGGTCTTGCGGCACGCGGCGAGCTCGGCGGGCGTGAGGCCCTCGGTGCGCGACTCGGTCCTCCTGATCTGCACCTTGCCGGCGATCTCCGGCGTCTTCGCCATGATCTTCTTGAAGCGCTCGACGCCGCCGTCGCTCGCCAGGAACTCGCGCCACTCGGTCTCGGTCGCCGGCGTGATCTTGCCGGCGCTGAGCGCCTCCTTGATCAGCGCGTCGTGCTCGGCCTGCAGCCGCTCGGCCTCGACGGCCGCGAGCTTGCCGCGGGCGTCGGCGAGCTGCGCGACCACGGCATCGTGGTCGGCGCGCGGGACGTAGCGGGTGAGGTCGGGCGCCGCACTGGCGCCGGCGACCTTCAGCTGCTGGATCGAGCGGACGACGTCTTCGGGGGTGGCGGTCTCGGCGAGGCCGAGCGCCTTGAGGATCTGCTCCTTCATCTCATGCTCCTGGCTGGCCATCGAGTAGACCTCGAGGGCGGGGATGTTCGTGATCGTGAAGCCCGCGAGGCGCTTCATCAGCAGGTCGAACGCCTCGTACGGCCATCCGTACTTGTCGATCTTCTTCTCGACGTTGGTCGCTTCGCAGTAGACGTTGCAGGACGTGTATCGGTACTGCAGCGAGGTCACGAGGTTCGAGCCCTCGGGGAGCCAGCTCGTCTCCGCGTAGATGCCGTCCTCGCGGAGCTCGTACCGCTCGGCCCACGCGAGCGCGGGACCGCCCGGGTTGAACCACGAGAGCATCTTGTGGTCCCGGTCGACCGGGTGCGGCCCTCGCTGGCGCTCGAGCTCGGCGTTGCTGTCGTCGACGAGCCTGCTGGCGTTCTCGATGATGAAGCGCCGGCCGTCGCGAGCGTCGATGGTCGCGCTGTTCGCCCCGCGGGGGAGCGGCACGATGTTGACCCACCGCGGGGCGGAGCGGCCTTCCCCGATGTCGAGCGTGCCCGCGGCGCAGAGCTGCGGTCGGTCGCGGAGTCCCGTCAAGGCGTCGAGCGGCATGGTCGTCACCGAGTCGGCCGCGCCCATCCGGAGAGCATCAAGCGCCCCGCGTGGCGCCCGGGTTGCGGTCCCAGCCCGGGTCTGGCTCGCCGCCGGGGGTCGAGCCGCTGATGCCGCGGCGCTCGGCCTCGGCGTCGCTGAGCTGGCGCACGCGGCAGTGGCACCCGAAGCCGTTCGGGGGGAAGTGCGTCGACCACCAGGCGTTGTCGTAGCGGAGGATGGTGCCCG